CTACACATCCGCAACGTCTTTCCCCGAGACGTGTAGCAGGGCATCCGTCAATGACGGAATGTGGTTCGCTTGGAACCTTCGCGCCGGTTGAAAATCGGAAATCGGTTTCTCCGGATCGCCACCCAGCCTAGCCGCGCCACTAATAGAGCGCGCGCCGCTTACGTCGCAATCGCAATCCCAGTCATTCGGTGGCAAGGCATCCTTCCAGAAATTGTGATCTGCCGGTACCACAACCCCATCGAGTTCGGCGTGCCCTTCGCAAGGGCAGTTCCCTGACCGATAGACGTAGCAACCCTTTTCGAAGGCGGCAAGCTGTGTCCGGTGGTTCGTCTGATACGATGCTTGCACAAAGTGCCTATACAAAAAGAGACTGCGCCGAGCGAATTCCTTCTTGTCGGAAACGCCCAGCAGTTCGTTCCAATCATGTTCGTCGGCAAACGCCCTCATTTCTTTCCGAAGTCGATCAATGCCGTGGTTATGCCATTGGGCCAGCAGTTCTTCGAAGGCTTCGATATCCATTGGCGAAATATCGTGTGAAGCCATCTTTCAACGCCCCTTCAACAGCCCGTCTGCAACCTCGTGCAGGCGGTGGCTTTCTTCGATGCTCAGACGTGGTGCGGGGCGGGTGTCGAAGCGGCCCACGATGCGACCCAGAAACTCGGCCGTCGCACCCTTTTTCGCCTGGTGAACAAGCGGCGGCGTAAATGCGCGCGCGTAGAACTGCACCCATGCGCCCGCCTTTGGGAGGATCACCCAGCCGATGCGCAGGCGCCCTGCCTCTGATACGGCGCAGAGCGTCGGGGATGGCTCGGGTGTGAAGGTGGTGTCGAGTAGCAGCACCTCGTCGGGTTGGATCTGTGGGGCCATGGCGTCGTCTGGCATCGAGATCGCGAAAAGATTGTCGAGGTCGAGCTCCTGCTCTTCGATCCAGGCGGCGGCGATGGCGAGGTGAGACAGGTCGCGATGCCGCAGGTCGGCGCGATGCCAGGGGATCGGCAGATATCCCTGATGAAGCGCCTCTGTCTGGCCATCCAGCGTGGGGCGGATCAGTGGCTCTGCGGCCTCGGCAAATCCGCGCGGGCCGGGCTGTTGGCGGCGGGGGCCAATGTAGAAGTCGAGACCCAGAAGTTCGCATAAAGCCTCGATCTTTTCGGGGCTTGGCAAGCGACCTGCCTTTATGTCGCGGATCAAGCCGTCATGACCGACTACGGCCATAGATGCTTGGCGTCCGGACATCTCAGATCGATCCAGCGCAGCGGTAACTGTCGCCAGAAAGCGCTCTTTGAACCTGTCCGTTCGCTCTTTCGTAAGCATGCTCATGCTCCCCAGTAAGCACGAACATTAAGATAAATAAATCTGATTCCATAAAGTAAGGAATATCTATCTTGCAATGGTAAGATAGATATGTATGATCCTGCGTATGAGCAGTGATCCATATACCTCCCTCATCACATTGTGTGATGCATACTCGGCCCACCATGGGATCACCCATTGGCGCACGGCCTTTCTTGTCCGGGGTGACGGTCAGTTCTTTGACCGCCTTCGGAAAGGAGCGGGGTGCCATGCTAAGACCGAGAGAAAGGTCATGGCTTGGTTCTCCGAGAACTGGCCCGAGGACCTCGAATGGCCCTCGGACATCCCGCGCCCTGTCGCGGCTGACCCCAAGCGGGGGGCGGCGTGATGGCGGTTCCCTTCTGCAAGATGCGCCCCGAATTGCGCGACCTTTTGGCGGGTACCAGATCCGAGATTGCCGCCTTGAACATGGCCGTGAGGGCGTATGCGCCGGTGCGGCCACGTCCGCAGAGCGACAAGACGCGCGAAGCAGCACAGGCCGTGCGCGCCCTGGATCAGGCCTATACAGCAGCGACCGGTCAGGCGGTGCCAACGTGTGGCGAGCTTTGGCCTTACAATGGCCCGATGTATCAGTGGCGGTGGAGCCGGGAGGCCATCGCCCGCCGTGTTGCCTCCGCTATTGATCGTTCGCGGCGCGGCTCGGTCGGGATGCACCCGCTGACGGCTATGATCGTGCGCGAGTTCTTCTCCGCCATCTGGCCCGAGGACCTCGCCTGGCCAATCTCCACCCCCCGTCCCAATCCCCAGACACAGGAGCAGAACTGATGTCGGATATCACGAAGGCGGCGGTGGTCGATGTGCCGTCACGGGTTCCTCATTCAGAGGCAGCGCCCGCACCCAGACCATGGGCAAGGATTGAAAGTCCAGAAGGCATTCGAGCCTTTGTCGCAGGCGCATCGGAAGAAGAACTGCGTGAGATGGCAGAATTGCTCCTGACGGATGCCAATCTGGACCCGGCTTGGGCAGCGGTCCAAGCGCGGATTGGCACTGCCGTAAACGCCGCCGAAGGGCTTGTGCGCAAGGTGATGGCGGCAGCTGGTCCCACCGGACGTCGGACACGGTCAGCGCCGCGGGCGGAATTCTGGAAAGGAAGCCGTCCATGAACGCGAGCCAGTCGTCTTCGTCCGTCGTGTCCTCCGGTGCTGTTTGCGCCGGGGCTGCAAACAGTCTGTCTTCGATGTCGCAGACTTCGGAGTATAGCGCGGACCGCCAGATCATCATCAGCGGCGGCTCCATGCTGTCCGGGTTGCGGTTCGACAGGAATGTCGTCTGCATCGCGGCCTCCCTTGGCGAGTCGCCGTCATCCTACAGCTCCGGTGCCAAGACCGGCAACGCGGAGGCGCTGTGATGCTGGGCTGGTATCTGCTGGGCGGCATCGTGACCGCCGCGCTGATCGTTCTGGCCGAGGACCTGCGCCGGGTGCTGCGCAGCTGGCCGCTGATCGTGCTTTTCGTGATCGTCACGCTTGGATGCTGGCCGGTGGTTCTGCCCTGCTGGCTGGCAGGCGTGATCCTGTTCCCGGAGGTCGACGAGTGATGCGCGACGAGGCCCCCTTCATCCATATCGAAAATTTCGACTTCCCGGGCGAGTTGGCAGGCAAGGCCACCACTCACGAGCAGCTCTCGCCCGGTTCCCCTGCGCTGCAGGGGCGCCCGCGCCGCCCTCTCTCCTCCTCCCTGAGGGCGGCGTGGGACTGGATCACGACCTTCGAGGAGCGCCACGACACGGGCCTTTATGGCGACGTGATCGGGGCGGCCTGCCTCGTCCTCTGGATGATCGGTTCGGTCATCTTCTTCCCCCTGTTCTTCTTGTCTTGAAGGAGCGTTCAATGCCCATTCCCAACGCCATTTCCGATGCCAGCACGGTTCGTCGCACCCGCGATCGCTTGCAGCAGTTGCGCGAGCGTGAAGCCATGCTGCGCTGTGCCGACCGTCACGGCGATGACGACGAGGCGCACTGTCACGGTCGGGTCATCGACCAGCTGACCGACGGGGTCATGGCCGATCTGCAGCGCCTCGACCTGGACGGCCATCTGGGTCGGTTGGAACGGCTGCTGGCGGCGGACGTGGTCACAACTCGTGCGCCGGAGTGGCTTGGCAACTTCGCGGCGGGGCAGTGCAATGGCTGAGCGATATCGCATCGTTCAGGAGGGCGGTCACTACCGTGTGATCGATCACCGTGGGCAACCCAAGAGCGGACTGGTCAACATCAAGGCTCTGGCCGAGATCAAGGTTGATGAGCTGACCCGGAAGGACGCGCAAAAGACCCGCGTGTGCCTCGCCCATGGCTGCACCGCCACGTTCGAGAGCGAAGGGCCGCACCACCGTATGTGCAATCGCCATCGCGCCATGGTCGACGATTGCGGCATTCACCAGAGCACCGGGCGCCGCGTCCGGTTCCGGAGCAGCTGACATGAACGCGGCATCCGCCCTCAGAAGCGCCCGGTTGCAGCGCGTGTTGAAGGTCCTTTCCGACGGCAAGGAGCATTCGACCTACGAGATCATGCGGCGGGCCAAGGCCCCCGCACCGGGCACCTGCGTGTCCGAACTGCGCCCGAACGGCGCGGTGATCGACTGCACCAAGCGCTTCGTCGATGGCGAGCCGCGCTGGTTCTACAAAATGACGAAGGGACCGCGACGTGATTGAACGTCTTACTACAGTGACGGAACTGCCGGTGGATCAGATCGAGATCACCGCACGCCTGCGGGATGTCTCGCCCGACGGGGTGGAGACCCTGAAAGAGACCATATCGGCCAACGGCTTTGTCGGGCGCATCGTGGTGCGCCGGACGAAGAAGGGGGATTGCGTGCTGGACGGTGCGCATCGTCTGACCGCCATGCGTGAGTTGGGCGAGGCCATGATCCCCTGCGATGTCATCCGCTGCTCGGATGACGAGGCGAGAATGCTGGAGATTGACGGCAACTTGGCTGGTCAAAGGCTGACCGCCATCCAACTTTCCTATTTTCTGGCACGCCGCCGCGAAACTTATCAGCGCCTAAATCCTGAGGCCAAGCAAGGATATGCTGCGGCGTCGGCACGCTGGAATGAGCAACTGACATCCGTGTCACTTGCACAAACCATCGCTGCCGAACGGGGAATCACGCCCCGGCATGTATACCGCCTTATGAGTGCCGGCGAGAAGCTGGGGCCGGATGAATACCGCCGCTTGGCCAACGCGCCTCACCCTGTCCAACTCAACGATCTGTCGGAGCTGTCGAAGATTACCGAGACTGGAGAGCGCTACTACGTGATCGAGGCTTTGGCGCGTGGTGAGGTCAAGAAGGCCAGCGCTGCACGCAAGGCCTACCGCGCAGATCGCGGCGAAGCCCCGGCGCCTCGCAATGCCACCGATGCCGAGTTCTCGCGCCTCGCCGATGCCTGGCTGCGCGCCAGCAAGGCTGCCAAGCGCCGCTTCCTTGAAGAGCACGGCAATCAGGTTGGGTTGCTGCTGGCTGAAATGGAAGAAGAGGAAGTTGCCAAGATGCGCTCCGAAATGGAGGGCGACCATGACTGATCGCCCCATTCTCTTCAGTGATCCAATGATCCGCGCCCTTCTCCACGGTCGCAAAACTCAGACGCGAAGGGTTTTGAAGCCTACTTTGGATGGTTTTCAATCGCCGCTGTATCGACGGGGAGACCGGTTGTGGGTGCGTGAGTGCTTTGGCTTTGACACACCGTCAGGACTTGCCGGCCTGATCAAGGTCAAGTTCCGAGCGACCAATGGGCTTGCTGTTCCTCCCTTCTCGGGGTGGAACCCGTCGATCCATATGCCGCGTAAGCACAGTCGTATCACGCTGACCGTGACAGATGTCCGCGTCCAAAGGGTTCAAGACATCAGCGAAGCGGATGCCGAAGCCGAAGGAGCGCCTGCTCAAGAGCCCGCATTGGACGTTGCCCCGGAACGCGGTCTGCCGACAACCCCTTACCGCGTTGGGTTTCGAAGCCTTTGGAACAGCTTGAATGAGGGGCGCGGCTACGGCTGGGGCAGCAACCCCATGGTCTGTGCGCTGACCTTTTCCGTTGATCACTGCAACATCGATTGGATGGGAGCCGACACGTGACCCATCCTGCCGCCCCTTCCCAGACCTGGTGGAGCGCCTCGGAGATCGCCGAGGCGGGCCTGCCCGACATGCCGACCACCGCGCGCGCCGTGCAGATCATGGCCAAGCGCGAGGGCTGGGCCAGCATGCCGGGCAAGGCGCGCCGCCGGGCGGGCCGGGGCGGCGGGATGGAATACCACGTGAGCCTTTTCCCGATCCGGGCCAAGACGTCCCTGATGCAGTCTCCGAAAGCACCGGACGGCCCGCGCCCGCGCGAGCAGGTCTGGGCCGAGTTCGAGGGGCTGAAAAGCACCGCCAAGGCCAAGGCCGAAACCCGCCTGAACGCCCTGCGCGAGATCGACGATCTGGAAGGGATCGGGCTGACCCGGACCGAGGCAGTGCGCGCGGTCTCGACCCAGATCAACACCAGCGAAAAGACCATCTGGAACTGGCTGGCGTTGGTCGAGGGCGTGGCGCGCGAGGATCGCCTTGCCTATCTCGCCCCGCGTCCTGGTGGGGCCAAGGGCCGCAAGGTCAAGGTCGATGAACGGTTCATGGACCTGGTCAAGGGCAGCTACTTCCAACAGTCGCCCGCGCCCCTGACTGCGGCCTTTGAATGGGCTGAACGGATCGCGCTGAAAGAGGGCATCCCGGTGCCGCAGATCCATCAGGTGCGCCGGATCATCGACGCGACGGTGCCGAAGCATGTGCAGATCTTCCTGAAGAAGGGCGCGCATGCGCTGGCCCGCTACTTCCCGCACCAGACCCGCGACAAGACTTATATGACCGCGCTCGAAGGGGTGCAGGCGGACTATCACAAGTTCGACGTGTTCATCCGCTTCCCAGATGGGCGCGTGGGCCGCATCCAGATGATCGCGATCTCGGACATCTATTCGGGCAAGTTTCTGACCTACCGCCTGTCCGAGACGGCCAACAGCCACACGGTTCAGCTGGCCTTCGGCGACATGGTGCGCCGCTATGGCATCCCGACGCATGTGTTGCTCGATAACGGCCATGAGTTCGTCAACAAGGTGATGACCGGGCAGGTCGAGCATCGCCACCGCTTCAAGATCAAGGATGATGACGTGCTGGGCTTGTTCCCGCTGCTCGGCATTCAGGTGCATTTCGCGACCCCGGGCTGGGGTCAGGCCAAGCCGATCGAGCGCGCCTTCAAGGACCTTTGCCAGCGCGTGGCGATGCATCCGGAATTCGTGGGCGCCTATACCGGGCCGAACACACAGGCCAAGCCCGAGAACTATGAGGATCGCGCGATCCCGCTTGAGCAGTTCAAGAAGGTGCTCGATGTCGAGATCGCGGCGCACAATGCGCGGCGCGGGCGGCGGTCCGAAGTGGCCAACAAGCGATCCTTTGACGAGGTGTTCAACAGCTCTTACTCCAACGCGCCGATCCGCAAACCGACGGCTGAGCAGGCGCGCATCTGGCTGATGCGGGGCGAAGGCGTGAAGGCCGATCGCAAGAACGGCGAGATCAAGATCTACGAGACCCGCTATTGGGCCGAATGGATGTACCAGATCGCGGGCGAGAAAGTCACCGTGCGCTTCGATCCGGATGATCTGCATGCGGGCCTGTTCGTCTATGCCATGGATGGCACCTTTCTCGGCGAAGCTCCGGCACTGGTGAAGGGCAAGTTTTTCGACGTTGCCGCCGCCAAAGAGCACAAGCGCGACAAGCGGGCCTTCGAGCGCGCGACCAAGGAGGCGGCCAAGATCGAACGCAAGATCAGCGCCGCCGAGGTCGCTGCCAAGCTGCGTGCCGCTGGTCAGGACATCCCGGACGATGGGCTGCCCGAGGCCGAAGTGGTCCGCATGCCCAAGATACACCGCGCCGCGCCCAAGGGCGGTCGCCGCAAGGCTGCGCTGCCCTCTGAGGATGCCGAGCGGATCAGCGCAACCATCACCAAGATCGAGGCGCGGCGCGCTGCTGTCGAGCCGGAACGCGACCCGCAGGCGGACTTCGCACGGGCGCTGGAGCTTCAGGAATTGCAGGAGGCGGGACATCCGCTGACCGCAGAACAGGCGGACTGGCTGTCGGAATACACCCAGTCCAGCGAATTCAGGTCGCAGCTCAAGATGCACCGCGCCCTGTCGAGCAAAGAGTGAGGACAAGAGCATGAATATCAGTCGTCTCGCATCGCTGCAGAATGTGGCTTTGCTGATGGATATGGCCGAACAGGTCACCACCCGAGGCCCCGGGATCGGGCTGTTTTTCGGCGAACATGGCGCGGGCAAGACCTCGGCCACGACGCTCGTTGCCAACGTCTACGGCGCGACCGTGGTCGAAGCGAAGGAAACGTGGGTGCTGTCCGACATGCTGACGGAGATCGGCTCGGAACTGGGCATCCGCGACCTGCGCGGCACGCCTTTTGCCAAGATCAAGAAGATCGCTGAGGCGCTTTTGCTGTCTGACGGCATGCTGGTTATCGACGACGCTCAGTATCTGGCAAAGGGCAAGATGATGGGCGCGGCGCGTGACATCTTCAACACCTGCCAGTCGCCGATGATCCTGGTCGGGGAACCCAAGCTCGAAAGCACTCTGACCAAGTATCCAAACATCTATGACCGCGTCCTGGTCAGCACCGAGACGGTGCCCTGCAACCTGTCGGATGCCCGCGCACTCGCGACCATCTACGCGGAGCGGTGCGAGATCCCAGACGACATCCTGTCTGACCTGCTCGAGGCCACCGGCGGATCGGCCCGCAAGATCCGCATCAACTGCGAGCGCATCCAGCAGGCGGCGTTGGCCAAGGGCACGCGGATCGTCGATCGTCAGATGCTGAACAAGGTCAAGCTGCACACTATCGGGCCGGTCAGCGCCCAGGTGCATGGTCTGCGCGGTGACAAGCGGGGGGCGGCATGAACCCGTTCCGTTCACAGATGGAGCGCGAGGCGTGGGACAAGGTCAAAGGCCTTGCCGAGTTCTCGCGTCAGACACTTGTCGCCAAAGGCATCAATGACAACACCGCGCGCGATTTCATCAAGCGCTGGGTGCATGGCGGTCGGATCGACGAGATGCGTGTCGAGGGCACATTGCGTTGGTATGCCCCCAAGGGTGCTTTGCCAGTTGAAAACGACCTTCCGGCTCCTGCCAAGGATCGTTCCCCCGAGGCCAACATGTGGCGGGCGATGCGCCAGCTTCGGACCGACTTCTCAGCGCTCGACATCGCCGAACATGCCATCACGGCGGATGTCACCGTGACCGAGGCGCAGGCGCGCACATACTGCCGCCAGTTGCTCAAGGCCGGGTATCTGGCTGTTCACCAGACCGCCATTCATCGGGTGCGTCCGGCCAAGTATAGGTTGGTTATCAACACTGGCCCTCGCGCCCCGCTCATCAAGCGCGTCGTCGGCGTGCTCGACCAGAACGAGGACAAGTTCCTGCCGCTCGATCCGGGGGTGTCGTGATGGGCCATCTGGACAAGGCGAGAGAGGCTTGGGGATCTGCCCCGGATTGGGTTCTGGCGTTGGGTTCCGAAGCGGACCGCAGCAGCCAGAACAAGGTGGCTGGCCTGTTGGGCGTCAGTGCCTCGCTCGTGTCGGGCGTGCTGTCGGCCAAATACACAGGCGACATGACCCGGATCGAGGACCTCGTGCGCGGGACGCTCATGAAGGAAACGCTGTCCTGCCCGGTGCTGGGCGAGATCGGCAAGCAGACCTGCCGCAAGTGGCGGGCCAAGGCGGGCACCTTCTCGGGTGCCAATTCTCTCAACATCACCATGTTCCGGGCCTGCAAAAAGTGCCCGGTTCACGTCAAGGAAACGACACTTCACACCGAAGAGGACACCCACAATGACTGAGCAGTCTCCTACCATCCCGACCGGGATCATCGAACAGCACGGCAAGGCCTACATGGCCGATGCCATGGGCCGTCTGACGCCCGTCGAGATGGTCAAGCCGCAGGACCAGCTGCAGGACGAACTGGTCCGCAAGATCATCCATTTCGCCGACGGGCTGAGCTCCCAGGTGGCCCGCTTCAAGGGGCATTGCTTCGAGGATGTGCAAGACTTCCTCGCGATCCTTCGTCAGGAATATGACGAGGCGCGCGGCGGTAAGGTCGGCAACATGACCTTCACCAGCTTCGACGGCACCCTGAAGGTCACTGTTCAGGTTGCGAAGCACTATGACTACGGCCCCGAGCTGCAGATTGCCAAGAGCCTTGTCGATGAGTGCCTGACCGAATGGTCCTCGGACGCCCGCCCGGAAATCCGCCGGATCATCGAAAGCGCCTTCAACACTGACAAGGAAGGCAAGATCAACCGCGACGAGCTGCTGGCGTTGAAGAAGCTCGACATCGAGGACGAGCGCTGGCAGCGCGCGATGAAGGCGATCACGGACGCCGAGCGCGCCGTGGGCTCGAAGACCTACATGCGCTTCTACCGCCGGGCCGACGCGCAGGCCGAATGGCAGGCGATCACCGTCGATCTGGCGAAGGCGTAGGGCGATGGTCTGGATCTGGGTCGCTATCTTTAACATCACCTGGGCGGTGCTGGCGGGGGGCTGGTTGCTGTGCCGCTGGCTGCGCCGCCGCTTTGCCGACGAGGCGTTCAAGTTCGAGCTGTTTGAGGCCGAGACCCGGGACGCTGTCGACGCGATCATCAAGCGGAAGGAGGCAGAGGACCAATGACCGCCTCGCTGATCCCCAAGATCATGGTCGGCTGCAAGCAGCTCGGGCTTGACGACGACACGCGCAAGGCACTGCAGCTTCAGGTCGTGGGCAAGGGCAGCCTGAAAGACATGACCGAGGCCGAGCGCCAGTCGGTTCTGGACGAGCTCAAGAAGCGGGGCTTCAAGCCCTCTTCAAAGCGGGGCAAACAGCGCCGGGCCCCGCGCGCCGATATCCGCCTGATCCACGTGCTTTGGGCGGCTCTGGGCAACGCCGGTCAGCTGAACGACCCGACCCGCAGGGGGCTGAACGCCTTCATCCAGAAGCGGTTCGGCAAAGCCTGGGGCTTCGTCCCGGTCGATGTCGACCAGCTGGGCGAGAACAAGCAGATCAACGACGTTCTCAAGGCTCTGAAGGAATGGGTGCGGCGCGACGTGCCCGACTTCGACTGGGACAGGATCGGCCAATGAAGAAGCCCCGCCACACCGTCAGCGATCACGCCCTGCTGCGCTACATGGAACGCGCCATGCAGCTGGACGTCGAGACGTTGCGGCGGGAGCTTGGCCACCGGATCGACCAAGCAACCGGCGATTTGACCGGCATGAATGCTGTGATCGTCGACGGAGTGCGCTTTGCCCTGGGCGACAACGATGTGGTGACGACGGCCTGGCAGCAGAACAATCCGCGCCCCGGGCCGCGCCGCCCGCGGCGTGAGAGGGCGGAGGAATGACCAACTATCCCCGCCATCCTGCACACCTCGATCCCTACATCGAGGTCCTGGGGCACGAGCTGGCGATCTCGTTCCTGATCATGTTCGGCGGCTCGCCCATCTACTTTCCGAATGATCCGGCGGGCAAGTCCGCTGCCGAGCAACTCATTGGCCCGGAGCGCCTGCGCGCTCTGGGCGCCCGCATGCCAGAGAACCGGGTCGAGATCCCGATCCCCAAGCCCTGGTTGATCCGCGCCCTGCATGCCGAGGGTCTGTCCGTGGGCCAAATTTGCCGCGCACTCAAGACGTCGAGCACCAACGTCAAGCGCATCCTGCGCGAGGCCGGCGACATCAAGCCGCCCCCTGATCCTGACCAGCTTTCGTTGTTCTGAGCCGATCAAGGCATCCTAAAACGTGATCCATACGGCCTTTTGAAGCCTGCAGAACTATGCAAGAACACTTATCAACATTGGGAGGCGTCCTTGGGAGCCAATTCAAAAATTGAGTGGACGACGCATACGTTCAATCCTTGGTGGGGATGTACCAAGGTCTCTGAAGCTTGCAAGCATTGTTACGCTGAAACTTGGGCAAAGCGCGTTGGTCAGGATGTCTGGGGACCAAAGCAACAGCGTCGTACCATGAGCGAAGCCCATTGGCGGCAGCCTTTGAAGTGGAACCGGGAGGCGGCTGAACAAGCAACACGTCCGCGGGTTTTTTGCGCATCAATGGCCGATGTCTTTGAAGATAGAGACGAGCTCATTCCGCATCGTGAGCGGCTCTTCGATCTCATTGAAGCAACGCCGAATTTGGACTGGCTTCTACTGACCAAGAGGCCCCAAAATGTGGGTCGTCTAGCAAAGTGGGGCGACGATTGGCCCAAACACGTTTGGTTGGGCACCACAGTTGAACTGCAGAGCCGTGCAGAGGAACTTTTGCCACTCTTGGCGCAAGTTCCGGCCAAGGTTCGGTTCATATCAGCTGAGCCGCTATTGGGTCCTTTGGCCATCGAACCTTGGTTGGGCTCAACTATCAATTGGGTCATTACTGGCGGTGAAAGTGGTCCGAAGGCTCGACCGGCTTGTCCAAAGTGGTTCACCGAACTCCGTGAGCAATGCACGCGCCATGGGGTTGCTTTTCATTTCAAACAGTGGGGAGACTGGGCACCGGGCGACGGACATGATCTTCCCGCCAGAAAAAGGCAGGTCGCTGATGATGGTACAATGATGGTGCGCATCGGGAAAAAAGCGGCAGGTCGATTGCTGGGTGGTATCGAGCACGATGGGTTGCCGAATTTAGGGAATGCATACTAGCCTAACTCATAGGATTCGGAGTTAGGCGATTGAGTATTTATCAGAACCGGGAACAGACAGAAGCAAAGCATGAGATTTTGCGCCGCTACTTGGTCCCGTTTTCGCAAAAAATTCTGCGCGGATACGGATCCTTGGACTTTATCGATGGCTTCAGTGGGCCATGGGACAATCGGGATGAGGACGGGCTTTCCGACACATCCATAGGGATCGCGGTGCAGACTCTTTCGGATGCTGTTGAAGACGTCCAGCTTAGCAATCCGATGGCGCGGGCTCGATGCATCTTTAACGAACTAGACCCTGCAGCTTTTGCAAAACTATCTGATTTTGTGGACAGACGCGCGTCCGACTTTCCTTTGGTGGATGTGAAAATTTTTCAGGGACGTTTCGAGGATAATGCGGAAGCTATCCGCGCAGCTTCGACAAACAAGTTCCGCCTCCTTTTCGTTGATCCAAAAGGCTATACAGGGTTCCCGCCATCGACTCTTGCAACCTTCAAAGGCCGAAGGACCGAGGTGTTCGTAAATGTTATGCGATCATTCCTCACCCGTTTTGTCACAAGCGCCCATGCAGGGAGCGCAGCTGCACTGATCGAATTGCTTGGTGATACTAGGGCATATCGGCTGCTCGAGAAGGGTGTGTCGATTGAAAGGCTTGAAGAGGAATATCTCGAGATGTTGCGGGCCGACCTAGGATACAAATACGCAGGGTTATCTCCGATTCATAATCCTGATCGGAACGAGATCCATTTCAACTTGGCTTACGCGACTAACCACCCACTTGGTATGGAAGTGATGAGAGACGCTGAGTTTGGGGCGCTCTCTGAGCATGACAGGCGCAGGTATCAGAAATCAGTTCACCCGCGCCAGATGGACTTCTTCGGAACGTCGGAAGGCCAGCTAGAGATTATTGGGCCATATTTGACTGCTCGAAGAAGCCACCAAAAGCGAGCAGCTGAAGAGATCATGGCCGTCGTGCAACGCTCACCGGACGGCATCCGTTTTGATGAATTGGTGGCCACCATCCAGCAATCGCTCTTTTTGAGACGCACCGAACTTGGCGATGAAGTCGTCTCTCTCGCTGGAAGAGGTGTTCTTGAGGCACCTTGGAAGGAATTTGGTAAAAAAAAGCCTAGGAAAGAGGATGTAATCCGCTGCCGCAACTAGGATGCGCAGTTTGCGAGACAACCTTCCCCCCGTAACGCCCTGACGATCTCCGGCACCCTGTCCACAAGACAGGAGCCAGAGCATGCAGACCCCCCGCGCCATTGCCAAAGCCATCGTCGACCGTGAGGGCGGCTATGTGAACGACCCGGACGATCCGGGCGGTCCGACCAAATACGGCGTCACGATCCACACGCTGCGCAACATCCCCTGGGGGGACCTCGATCGCGACGGTGACATCGACAAGTTCGACGTCCAGGCGCTGAGCCGCGACCACGCGATCGACATCTTCCTAGAACGCTATTTCTTCGGCCCGCGCATCGACGAGCTGCCCGAGGTGCTGCAGGACACCGTCTTTGACATGCAGGTCAATGCAGGTGCCAACGCGGTCCGCATCCTGCAGCGGCTGCTCGTCGATATGGGCGAGACCGTCTTCATCGATGGCGCGCTTGGCCCTCAGACCATCGGAGCGGCGCGCCGTGCTGCGGCCAAGGCTCCGGATCACATCCGCGACGCCTATGGCATCGCCCGACGCGACTACTACTTCGGCATCGCTGATCGCCGCCCGGCTTCGCGCAAATACGCGCGCAGGCGAGATGGCGGCAAGGGCGGCTGGATCCGGCGCGCCGAGGAGTTCATGTCGCCCAAGTGGCACATGACCGACGCTGAATTCCAGCAGCGGGTGGCGAAATGGGGCTGATCCAGCAGATCCTCGCCACGCTGTTCGGTGGCAATCGCAATGCCGTGGCTGAGGTGGCCGAGGTGTTCCGCGTCAATGCCGAGGCGGCATCGGCGCGGGGGCACGACCTGGACGCCGCCGCGCTGTCGCAGTTCGCGGCCGAGTTTTCCAGCCGCGCCAATCGCACCTTGTGGGACAGCTTTGTCGACGGGCTGAACCGCCTGCCGCGCCCGGCCTTCACGCTGGGTGTCTTCCTGCTGCTGGTTTGGACGGTGCGCGACCCGAGCTTCATGGCCGAGGTGTTCACCGCCTGGGCAATCATCCCGACGCCGGTCTGGGCGCTGATCACCGTGGTCGTGACCTTCTTTTTTGGGGGGCGGGCGCAGGTCAAGGATCTCGACTTTCAGCGCGACATGGCGGGCCTTGTGGCCCGGTCTCGGGCGGTCCTGACGCAACGCGAGGAGTTGCAGGCGCTCGACGCGCCTGAGGATGCTGGACCGGCCCCCCATCCCGATCTGCCCCGATCCACCAACCCGGCGCTGCAGGAGTGGCGCTCGATCACCCAGAAGGAGTGACCCATGCGCCGTCTTTACCTGTCCGCGCTCGCGGCCATCGTCGCGCTCTTTGCCGTTCCGACGATGGCTCAGAACCTCCAGCACTGCGCGCCCCGCGACCAGGTCGTCGCGCGCCTCGCCGACAAATACGGCGAGAGCCGCCAGGCGGTGGGCCTCGGGTCCAACAACGCTGTGATGGAGGTCTTTGCCAACATCGAGGGCGGGTCCTGGACGATCACCGTGACCATGGCGAACGGCATGACATGCCTGATCGCGAGCGGGCAGGCCTATGAGGCGCTGGCCGAGGCGCTGCCGCCGAAAGGGGACGCGCTGTGAATTATGACCTGATCAAGGTGGCTGTCGATGCCACTGCGCTGGTCTTGTCGATCGGCGCGGTGATCACCGCCATCTGGCGGACGCGCCAGTCCGAGTTCGACAAGCGGTTCGAGAAGGGCAGCGCCCGGATGGACGCCCTCGCCGCCGCACTGAACGAGCACGACCGACGCATCGCCCGGACCGAGCAGACCGTCGACGGCATGCCGTCGCGCGAGGATCTGCACCGCATCGACCTGCACATGACCCAGATGGCAGGCACGCTCCAGCGGATGGAGGCCGTCATGGAAGGCAACGCCAAGGTCGTGTCCCGGCTCGAACTGATCGTCAGCCGCCACGAAGACCACCTTTTGAAGAAGGCTTGAACCGATGTCCTACGCCCAGGAACTGCAAGAGCACGCGCGCCTGTCCATCCTGCGCATGCTGGAGGACGCCCCGCGCTACACCTCCAACGTCTCGATCATGACCGACCTGCTGCCGCGCTTCGGGATCAGCTACACCCGTGACCAGGTCGTGGGCGAGCTGCACTGGCTGCGCGATGCAGGCATGCTGACAATCGAGACCATCGCAGGGGTCGTCATCGCCACCGGCACCGTTCGCGGGATCGAAATCGCCCAAGGCATCGCCACCTATCCCGGCATCCAGCGCCCGCGTCCGAAGGTGTGATCCGATGCCGCCCCCCAAGAAGCTGGACCTGATCCCCGAGGACATGCGCCGCTGGCTGGCCGAGACGCTGGCGGCTGAGGGCTTCGGCAACATCCTCGCCGTGACCGATGCCCTGAACTCCCGGCTGGCAGAAGAAGGCGTCGAGATCACCATCGGCAAGACCTCGGTCGGCGACTTCTCCAAGGCGCTGAAAGACCAACGCGAGGCCTTTGCTTTGGCCGAGACGCTGCTGTCCGACATGGACATCGAGGCCGAGGGTGAGCTGCACAAGGTGCTGATGCAAATGATCGCCACCAGCGCCGTCCACATGATCAACAGCGTCCGCGAGGACGGAGGCCATCTGGAACCCAAGGACCTGATGAGCCTGGGCCGGATGCTGAAGGACCTGATGAGCAGCTCGGGCATGCGCGAGAAGCTGCTGGCCGATGAGCGCGCCCGTGTGGCCCGCGAGGCTCGCGAGGCGGCGCTGGTCGAGGCCGAAGAGCGGATCGAGGCCGTCAGCTCCGAGGCGGGCCTATCCCCCGAGGCCGTGGCAACGCTGCGGCGCGAGTTCTTGGGGCTGCGCGCATGATCGCCAATCGCCGCCCTCCCGTCGTGGAAGATGCCGTTTTGCTGGTCGGCGACTGGCGCTGGCGCAAGGGGCCACGCATCGCCGCCTTCCTCGCCTGGGTCTTTGGCCAGCGCGAGGTGTTCCGCACCCATCTCGGTGACGTCGCCGAGGTCGCGTGGTGGCGGGGCGAGCCGTACCTGATCTCGCTCGATGACGAACCCGCTTTGGAGACATCGACATGACCGAAACCTCTGCCGCCCGCGAAATGACCGTTCGCCGCCTGCTGGCGCAGGGTTTCGACCAGGCCGAGACCGCCGATGCCACCGGACTGCCCGAGGGGCAGGTGGCGCAGCTCGTCCAAGAGGCCAAAGCTGGGCCGCTGCGGGCGCTGCTGTACCTCGACCGTCGTGCTCAGCGGGCCGAGGGCCATCCCGGCGCCGTGTTCTTCACCGATCCGGGCGACGGTGGTGTCTCGGCGATGTGGTTCATCTGCCCCTGTGGTTGCGGGCAGGTCAGCCGGATCACCGTGGGCATTGAGCACAAGCCGCACATGGCCGGTCCGAGCTGGAAGTGGAACGGTTCGACCACCGAGCCGACCCTGCACCCATCCGTGAAACAGGCATCCAACGGGGTATGCAAGGGCTGGCACGGCTGGCTGCGCGACGGCTACTGGGAGGTCTGCTGATGCTCTTCGTGCTGCCCTTTTTGCCCGCGCTGAAGCGGCAATTCAAAGCCCATGAACCGGCACCCAAGGCTGCGGACCCGGTCAAGACGGCCCGCCGCAAGGCTCAACGCAAGGCGCGCAAAGCGACCCGGCGAGGGAAGAAGTGATGGCCACCCCAGCCCAGATTGCCAACGACATGGATGCCAGCGCGACCTATTGGACAGGTCGTGACAAGCACATTGCCCGGACCTGCACCGAAGCCGCCGCGCAGATCCGCGCGTTGCTGGCGGGTGAGCGGGTCGATGGCCGGAGCTGGTACGGTCTGCAGCGGCGGTTGATGAACTTCGAGGCGCAGGAAGAACGCCGGGCTTACCAGGGCTTTCCTAAGTTCTGCCGGGCGCGTCTGTGCATCCAAGAGCTGCGCCGGGAGGCTGGCCTGTGACCACCGCCCCGCACCTCGCCCGCGATCCGGCCAAGCTGCCGGACATCCTGCCCACCGGGGCCGACATCCCGGCGGATCTCGATCCGCTGGCCGATGGCGTTCTGATGGAGCATCAGAAGACCTGGCTTGAGGACAGCTCGGACCTGAAGATCTGCGAGAAGGGGAGGCGGACGGGCATCACCTTTGCCGAGGCTCTGGACCAGATGCTGATCGCCTCAGCCAGCCGGTCGGCAGGCGGGCAGAACTGCTTCTACATCGGCGACACAAAGGACAAGGGCCGCGAATTCATCGGCTATGTCGCGCATTTCGCAAAGGTGATCCTCGGCGCGCTGGCCGAGATCGAGGAGTTCATCTTCGAGGATCAGCAGGAGGACGGCTCGACCAAACAGATCACCGCCTACCGTGTGCGCTTTGCCAGCGGCTTTCGGGTCGAGGCGCTGTCGTCCAACCCGGCCAACATCCGCGGCCTTCAGGGGACGGTGGCGATCGACGAGGCGGCGTTTCACCGCGACGTGCGCGAGGTCATCGATGCCGTGAACGCCATGCTGATCTGGGGCGGGCGCGTGCGCGTGATCTCGACCCACAACGGTCACCTCAACCCGTTCAACGAACTGGTCCGCGAGGCCCGGGCGGGCAAGAGCGCCTGGAAGGTCCACCGCTACACCTTCGCTGACGCCGTCTTGAACGGCCTCTTCAAGCGCGTCTGCCTGATGAAGGGCGACGAATGGGATCAGGAGAAACAGGACGCCTGGGAGGCCAATATCCGCGGCTCCTACGGAGCGCGCACCGCCGCGATGCAGCAGGAGCTCGACGCGATCCCGTCCGAAATGGAAGGGGCCGCGCTGACCCGTGTGCAGATCGAGAACTGCATGCAGGACGGCATCCCGTTCATTCGCCTGATCAAGCCGGACGCCTTCAAGAACGCCCCGGCCGAGCGGCGCACCGCCGAGATCCGCACGTGGTGCGAGGCCGAGCTGCTGCCGGTGCTCAAGGCGCTCGATCCCGACCGCCAGCATGTCCTGGGCGAGGACTTCGCCCGCACAGGGGACGCCACCGACATCGTCGTGGCCGAGATCGGGGTCGACCTGCGCCGCCGCTGGAAGCTGGTGGTGGAACTGCGCAACATCCCCTTCGCCCAGCAGAAGGAGATCTTCTTCTTCGTGGGTGACCGTCTGCCGCGCTTCGTCAAGGGCGCCGTCGACCGGACGGGCAACGGCGCGTATCTCGCCGAAGAGGCGGCGATGCGCTACGGCAGCCGGATCGTCGAGGTCGCCTTCAGCCGCGCCTGGTACGAGACCGAGATGCCGCCCTACATCGAGGCCTTTGCCGACGGCACCATCGTCCTGCCGCGCCACGAGGACGTCCTGCGCGACCACCAGGCGCTGCAGTTCGTCGACGGCATCATCCGTGTGCCGCGCGACTTCCGGTTCAAGGGCAGTGATGGCCTCGAACGCCACGGCGACAGCGCCGTGGCCGGCGCGCTGGCGTGGTTCGCCTCGCGGCAGGAGTTTTCCGAATACGACTACCAGTCCGCGCCCGCTCTGCGCCCGGCTCTGGACGATCCCGAAACCGATACCGACCGCCCCTGGTGGCAACCGCCGCTGGGCCGCCACCTGCGCGGCCTGATCTGAGGAGACAGACATGGCCCTGCTCGACCAATATGGCCGCCCCGTGAAGCGCGCCGACCTGACCCGAGACGTGGCGGGGCCCAGCCTCTCCGGCGTGCGCTCGCAGATCTCGGGCTACCCGGGTGACGGGCTGACGCCGGTGCGCTTGGCGAACATCCTGCGCGAGGCCGATGCGGGGGACCCGCTGCGCTACCTGGAACTGGCCGAGACGATCGAGGAGCGCTTCCCGCACTACCTCGGTGTCCTGGGCACGCGCCGCCGGTCGGTCAGCCAGCTGGAGATCACCGTCAAGGACGCCTCGGACGATCCGATCGACAAGGAGGCCGCGCAGTTCGTGCGCGACTGGCTGGACCGGGGCGAGCTGACCGACGAGCTGTTTCACATCCTCGATGCGATCGGCAAGGGCTACAGCCTGACCGAGATCATCTGGGACCATTCTGAAGGGCAGTGGCAGCCCGAGCGGTTGGAGCTGCGCGACCCGCGCTGGTTCGGGTTTCATCACTCGGACCTGAACACGCCGCTGATGTATGGCGATGACGGCCAGCTCGAACCGCTGAAGCCCTACAAGTTCATTGTGGCCCGGATGGCGGCCAAGTCGGGCATCATGACCAGGTCCGGCCTCGCCCGCGTCGTCATGTGGCCCTACCTGTTCAGGATGTTCGTCGAGCGCGACTGGACGATCTTCTGCCAGACCTACGGCCAGCCGCTGCGCCTGGGCAAGTTCGGTCCGGATGCGACCGAGGAGGACCGCGCCACGCTGATGCGCGCCGTCACCAACATCGCGGGCGATTGCGCGGGCATCATCCCGGAAAGCATGATGATCGAGTTCATCCAGTCCGGGAACATCTCCGGCTCGATCGATCTCTATGAGCGCCGTGCCGACAGCCTGAACAAGGACGTATCGAAGGCGGTGCTAGGCCAGACCGCGACCACCGATGCCGAGGTCGGCGGGCTGGGCTCCGGCAAGGAGCACCGCGCCGTCCAGGAAGACATCGAGCGCGCGGATGCAACGGCGCTCGCGGCGATCCTGACGCGCGATCTGGTCGTGCCTATGGTCAACCTGAACTTCGGCGAGCGGCGCAAGTACCCCAAGATCGTCATCGCCCGGCCCGAGGCCGAGGACCTCGCCGCCTGGACAAGCGCCGTGACGCCTTGGGTGGAACTTGGTATGCAAGTGGACGAGGGCGACATTCGCGAGAAGTTCGGCCTGCGCGCGCCTGCCGCCGGGGCGCGGATCTTGGGCAATTCGTCCCAAACCGCCCCGCAGCCGGGGGAGCAGCCGGGCCAATCCGGCGCAATGCCCGCTGAGAGCGCCGTTAAATACCCATTGAATACCCGTCTCGACCCGCAGCGGGACAGTGTGGCCCTGAGCGCCGAAGGCCCCTCAGAGGGCCGCACAGCGTCTCTGGCTCCGGCGGCGGATCGACTGGCGTCCGAGGCCGCGCCTCAGATCGAGGCGATGCTCTTGCAGATCGAGGCCATGCTGGCCCGCGCATCAGACCTCGACGAGGCGCGCGAGATGCTTTTGGCCGCGTATCCAGACCTGCCGACCGATGGCCTGACCCGCGTTCTGGCCGGAGCCTTCGCCGCGACCGCGCTGGGCGGGCGCGCTGCCGTAATGGACGAGGCCGATGGCTGATCTCATTGATCTCGCCATTCCCAAGGACCCGGCTGTCAGGGCGCTGTGCCGTGACCTATCGGACATGATCGAGGGGCTGGGCAATCTCGGCGTCACTGCGCATGCCCTGATCGAAGCGCGCGCAAAGCTGATCGAGCAGGATGCGGCGATTACCCGTTTCAAGTCAGATCGGCTCTACGTCATCGGTCACAATGATGGATGGAACGCGGCGTTTGAAACCGGCGTGCCCGGCGAGGAGGATTGATGGCCGAGACGATCAACGCCACCTTCCGCAAGCCGTTTGCTGAGCAGGTCACCGCATGGCGCTTGCGCCTGGGCAACCTCGTTCCGACGCGCGCCTGGGACGACATCCAGAAGGCGCAGCACGACCGCGCCTTCATGGTGGCGGGCGCGATGAAGGCCGATCTGCTGGCCGATCTGGCCGAGGCCGTCGGCAAGTCGATCGAGCAGGGCACGAGCCTGGAAGAGTTCCGCAAGGACTTTCGGCAGATTGTCGAGAAGAACGGCTGGCACGGCTGGACCGGCGAAGAGACGGCTAAGGGGCGCGCTTGGCGCACCCGCGTCATCTACCAGACCAACATGCTGTCGACCTACGCGGCGGGCCGGTTTGCCCAGCTGCAGGCGGCAGGCTTCACATACTGGGTCTACCGGCACGGCGGGTCGCGCGATCCGCGCATCCAGCATCTGGGCTGGGACGGGCTTATCCTGCCCGCTGACCATCCGTTCTGGCTCACGCACTTCCCACCGAACGGTTGGGGCTGCTCCTGCTATGTCGTGGGCGCGCGGTCGTTGCGCGGGGCGCAGCGGCTGGGAGGCGATCCGTCCAAGACGCTGCCCGACGATTGGGACCTGCGCGATCTGCGCACCGGAGAGCCCGAGGGCATCGGCAAAGGCTGGGGCTATGCGCCCGGGCGCAGCGTGGCCGAGGAGATCAATGCGCTGGTCGCTGCCAAGCGCGCCACGCTGCCGCCCGAGCTGGCGCAGGCGCTTGGCGAGGCTTTGGCGGACCTTTTCGGAGGTGGCGACGGATGATCCGGGTCGATGTCACCACCGACCAGATCAGCCGGGCCTTTCTGGCGCTGGCCGGGGCTGTCGATGACCTGACACCGCTGATGCAGGATGTGGGCGAATACCTGCTGACCAGCACCAAGGACAATTTCGCAAGCGGGACCGCGCCGGATGGCACAGTCTGGGCCCCGCGCAGCCAGACCACGCTCGATGCTTACGCCGCGCGTGGTGATAGACCAAAGGGCGGGCCGCTGGTGGGCGTGACCCGGGCGCTTTCCACCACCATCGCCTATGAAGCGAGCCGTGATCACGTCGACTGGGGCTCGAACATGATCTACGCTGCTGTCATGCAGTTCGGCGCCGCCAAGGGCGCATTCGGCACTGCGGCAAACGGATCCTCGATCCCATGGGGCCCGATCCCGGCGCGCCCCTTCCTCGGCATCGGGCCAGAGGATGAGATGAACATCCTCGACATCATCGCCGAGTATCTCGAAGGGGCAATGCGGCTCTGATCGGCAAAGCAACGTTCCCAACGTAACGGGGGTGTTGAACGGGGCATGAATGCCCCATGAGCACCCCGTTCCAAACCGCGCCCATCGAGGCAATCGAGCTTACCAGTGCCGCTTCGGGTGCGCCCGAATGGCTGCACCTGTTGCCGCCTCCCGGCAAGCCGTTCCGGGCTATCGATGGCCGGGGGCCATGGCAGTATGATGACGCTCAAGCGTTGATCGATGCCAGTCTCGCCGCACCTGGTCCGAAGCTGTTCATCGACATCAACCATGCCACCACAAAGCTCGGACCTCAGGGCGGTGAAGCCCCTGCATATGGCCACATTTCCGAGCTGCAGGCGCGTCCGGATGGAATTTGGGCGCGTGTCGAATGGAATGCCAAAGGGGCCGAGATCATGAGCGGGCGTGCCTATACTGGCGTGTCGCCCGTCATGATGACTGCAAAGGGCACAGGGCGCGTTCTGCGCATCTGGCATGCCTCCCTGACCAATACCCCCGCACTGGGCGGGGCGATCACCACCCTTTCACAGGAGGACCCGGACATGAACCTGTCCGCGATTGCCAAGGCCCTTGGTCTTGGCGAAGGCGCGAGCGAGGAGGATATCCTCGCCGCGATCTCGAAGATGAAGGAGGGCGCCAAGGCTGACAAAGCTGTCGACCTGTCAGCCCTGGCAGCGGCTCTCGGTGCCGAAGACGGTGCCGAAGTTGCCGAATTGACCGTTCTGGCGCGGGGCTTCGTCAAGAAAGCCGAAGAGGCGTCTGACGTCCAGGCGCTGACCGAGCAGATTTCCGAAATGAAGTTCGAGACCTTCATCAAGGAGCAGATCGCGGCTGGCGTCGGCATCGCCGACCAGGATCGTGAAGATCTGTCGGTCATTTATCGCGATGACCCGGATCGCGCGGCCCGCATGTGCAAGCGTCTGCCCAATCTGGGCCGCGCGCGGATCCCTTCGAGCCCGCCGTCGCGCGAAGAGATCACCGAACTGACTTCCGCGCAGCGCGAAGCTGCCGACCTGATCGGGGTCTCGCATGACGACATGCTTGCCCAGTTGCAGGCTGAGCAGAAGGAGGCCGTCTGATGGCTGCTTTGACCGCAGGGCGCATGACGCCGCGCCGCGAGGGTGACTTCGTCGCCGGCGGTGTCGCCGCCGCAACCACGATCTTCACCGGGGCCATGGTGATGCGCAACGCCGCCGGGCACCTGATCGAGGGCCAGACCGCCACCGGCCTGGTCGGCGTTGGGGTGGCCTACGCGACCTACGACAACGCCGCCGGATCGGCGGGCGATGTCACCGCCGAGGCGCGCCCGGGCGTATTCCTCATGGCGAACTCGGCCAGCGCCGACGCCATCACCATCGCCGAGATCGGTGCCGTGTGCTTCGCCGTCGATGACCAGACCGTCGCGAAGACCGATGGCAGCTCGGCGCGCTCACCCGCCGGTATCGTCGCGGATGTGGACACTGCCGGTGTCTGGGTCCGCTTCGACGAGGCGCTGACCGCCGCCGCGGCAGCCTGACAGGAGACCTGAACCATGATCGTCAATGCCGCAAACCTCCAGGCGCTTCGCGTCGGCTTCAACACCACCTTCCGCAACGCGATGGGGCAGGCCCCCACCATGCGCGACCGCGTGGCCTCGACCATCCGCTCCTCGACCGCCTCGAACAGCTACGGCTGGCTCAAGCAGATGTCGGGTATGCGCGAGTGGATCGGCCCCCGTCAGCTCGATGGCATCGCAGAAGCGTCCTACACCGTCGTCAACCGCCACTTCGAGAAGACCGTCGAAGTCAACCGCAACGACATCGAGGACGACAATCTCGGCCAGTATTCGATGATGTTCTCGGCTATGGGCGATGCCGCCGCATCCCAACCGGAACTGATGGTCTGGGACCAACTCAAGGCGGGTTTCGATACCGAGTGCTGGGATGGCCAGAACTTCTTCGATACAGATCACCCGATCACCGACAAGGATGGCAACGAGACCGTGTTCTCGAACACCGGTGGCGGCTCGGGCACGCCCTGGTTCCTGCTTTGCACCAACAAGGCGGTCAAGCCAATCCTGCTGCAGGAGCGCAAGCCGGTCACCTTCACCTACAAGGACCGCCCCGAAGACGACAACGTCTTCAACAACAACACCTTCATCTACGGCGCGGAATGGCGGGGCAATGTCGGCTTTGGCATCCCGCAGATGGCCTATGGCTCCAAGCAGACGCTGGACGCCACCAGCTACGCTGCCGCGCGTGCTGCCATCCAGGGGATGACCGGCGATGGCGGGCGTCCGCTGGGCCTGATGCCCAACCTGCTGGTGGTGCCGCCGTCGCTGGAAAGCGCCGGGCGCAAGCTGCTCAATTCCGAATACGGCTCGGGCGGTGAGACCAACCAGTGGAAGGGCACCGCCGAGCTGCTGGTCGTGCCGTGGCTGGCCTGATGGCTGGCGCGGCTGACCGAGCGGCGCTGGAGGCGCGCGCCACCGAGCTTGGCATCTCGTTCCGTTCCAACTGGAAGGACGAGACGCTGGCCGAAAAGATCGCCGAGGCCGAAGCGGACCACCAGACCAGGTCCGCTCCCATTCCTGACACGGATGGTGAGCCTCAGGGTGCGGAGGACGCGCAAACTGCCGCCTCCGCACCCGCCGCAGGATCCGGGGACGTGGCATCAGTCCCGGATACCGGGGGGACGGGTGGGGGCGACACAGCCCCCGCCCAACCCGATCCCGGTGCCGAAGGCGCGATCATCGTGACCGGCCCAAAGAAGGGCCGCTGGCGCGCCGGCCGCCGCTTCACGCCCGAGCCGCGGATCATCCTCGTCTCAGACCTCGACCCGGGCCAGCGCGAGATGATCGAAGCCGACCCCAAGCTGACGGTCGAGTTCGTCCCGCCCGAAGACTGATCACCGACAGCCGCGCTTCTGCTCTTGTCGCGGCGGTCGACCTCCCCCGGCGGCTGTCCTCACTGCCGCCGGGGCCTTTGAACCCCGGAGCCACCCATGCCCGCCTACACCACGCAGTCTGACCTCGAAGAGCGCTACGGAACCCAGTTCCTGATCCAGCTCACCGACCGTGCGGACACGCCGACCCGCGCGATCGACGCCGACGTGGTGACACGGGCGATCTCGGAGACAGAAGGGCTGATCAACGGCTACCTCGCCGGGCGCTATGCCCTGCCGCTGACCGCCGTGCCTGATCCGATCCCGGCGATCGCCGCGCAGATCGCGATCTACGTCCTGCATGTCTACGAGCCCAACCCCAAGATCACCCGCGACTACGAGATGGCGATCAAGGACCTCGAACGCATCTCCAAAGGCACCATCCAACTCGCCGCTGAAGGTGTGGCAGCCGAGACCACCGGCGGCGGCGGTGCCCAGCTGACCGACCGCGAACGCCCCTTCACCGAGACCACGATGAAGGGCTTCATCTGATGCTCAACTCCGTCGAAACACGCCTTGAAGCCCGCGTCACGGACCTTGCTGGGCGGGTTCGCCCCGCGGCGGATTTCGCGCGGCTGATGGCCAGCGGCGCGCAGCCCTCGGGCGGGGTCAACGCCTACGTCCTGCCAAGCTCGATGCGTGGCGGGCGCGCCAGCGCGATGACCGGCACGTTTTCTCAAGAGGTGACCAAGGGCGTCAGCGTCGTGCTGTTCCTCGCCTCGGTCGACGGGCAGGGTGCCGCTGCGCTGGCCCGCATCGACAGCCTGCTGACCGAGATCATCGACGCGCTGTGTGGCTGGGCCCCTGCCGACGAGGTGGGCGTCTTCATGCTCGGCCAGTCCCGCTTTGCCCCCAGCAGCTCGGGCCTGATGAGCTGGGTGATCGAGTTCCAAATCATGGACCATCTGAGGATCGACACATGACCGACCTACCGCAATCGGGTGGCAGCTACACCCGCGACCCCAAAGGCAAGCTGAAGCAGACCGAGGCGCCCGCGCAGGAGCGCGCGCTCGCCAAACCTGCCCCGAAACCCGCACCGAAGAAGGAGGGCTGATCCATGCCCGTGATGAAGTGGCGCAAGACGGCCATGCTCTTCAAGCTGGAGAGCACCTACGGCACCGATCCGACGCCCTCGGGCGCGGCCAATGCGGTCAAGGTCCAGAACGCGACCTACAGCCCGATGGAGGGGCAGGACCTGCAGATGGACTATCTGCTGCCCTACATCAGCGCGGATCCGAGCAAGCCCGCAGACCTGCACTCGACGCTCCAGTTCGAAGTCGCGCTGGTCGGCTCCGGCACCGCCGGCACGGCGCCCGCCTTTGGTCCGATCCTGCGGGCTCTGGGGATGGCCGAGACCATCGTCGCCAGCACCTCGGTCACCTACAATCCGGTCAGCGACAACCACGACAGCGCCACCGTCTACTTCAACAAGGACGGCATTCGCTACAAGGGCGTGGGTGGGCGCGGCACCGGTACGCTGACGCTGAACGCGTCCGGCCTGCCGATCCTTCAGGTCAACATGACCTTCCTCTACGTCCAACCCGCCGACGCGACGTTGCCGACACCGGACTATTCGGCATGGAACGAGCCGGTGGTGGTCAGTGATGCCAATAGCGCCTTCACGATCGACGGCGATGCGGCTGTGATGCGGTCCTTCACTTTCAACCTGGGCAATACGGTCGAGCCGATCTTCGAGGTCGGTGATGAGCAGATCGCCATCGTCGATCGGGCAGAGACCTTCGACCTGCAGATCCGTGCTGGCGCGCTGTCGGACTTCAACCCCTACGCCCTGGCCGAGGCCGGGACGACCGTGCCGATGGTGTTCACCCACGAAAAGGCCACGGCGGGCCGGATCATCACCCTGACCCAGCCGCGCGTCCAGCTCATGCGCCCCGGCGCACCGACCGAGGCACAGGGGCTTGTCGAGTGGCCGCTGACCGCCAAGCCGCTGCCCGGCTCCGGCAACGACCAGTTCACGCTGGCCTTCACCTGATCCCCCCGAAAGGACAAGAGCATGACCTTCTGTATCGCAAAGCCCCGCACCTTCAGCCGAAAGATCACGCTGGCCACCGGTGAGGACTTCACCGCCACCTTCGAGGTTATTTCGGACGAGGAGTTCGAGCAGCTGGGCGGCGAGGGCCGCGACGGCGAGATCGCCTTGCTGTCCAAGCTGGTGACCCACCTCGACGGCATCGAGGGCGAGGGCGGCGACCCGATCCGGTTTTCTGAGGACCTCAAGAGCCAGATGCTGGGCTTTGCCGACATCCGTATTGGCCTGCTGCGCGGCTATCTCGAAGGCCGTCGCGAGATCCGCACGGGAAACTGAGATGGGCCGGGCGGGCCAGCGTGACCGGCGCGCTCTGGTCCGCTTCGGCCCGCGATCCGGAATTCGAGGCCGACTGCGCAGTGCTTGGCATTCCGGTCGATGCCCTGACCGCCGAGGCTGATCACCACGAGGGCGTGTGGCCCGAGCATGTCGAGGCGGTCGCGGCGTTTCTGGTGGTGCGCGAGCAGTGGCGGGTGATCCCGCGCTGGGGCGCGCCGCCGATCTACCAGGCGCTGGACTACAGCGCCTGCGAGGCAACCTGGCGGATGGCCGGGATCGAGATGACGCCGGAGCTGTTCGCGGATCTCCGGCTGGTCGAGGCAGGCGCCCGCGGCGCGCTGAACGAGGGATGACATGTCGCTGGACTTCCACGCCAGACTGACCGCAGACGGCAAGCAGGCCGCTGTCGAAATCCGGGGCACTGCCGCCGAACTCGACAAGCTGCGGGCCGAGCTGCTGGGCGTAACAAAAGGCGGCAGCACCGCGACCAAGTCGCTGACCTCGCTCGAACAACAGTCGGGCAGCGCCGCCCAGATGCTGCGCAACGCCAATACGCAGGCCCGCGACGTGGCGCAGACCCACACGCTGGCGGCGGGCAGTGTTGGCAACTTGACCGCCCAGTTCAACGATATCGGCGTGATGCTGATGGCTGGCCAGAACCCGCTGCAGCTTGCTGTGCAACAGGGTACGCAGATCACCCAGGTGATCGGCCCGATGGGGGCGGCGGGTGCAGCCAAGGCGCTAGGCTCGGCCTTCGTTTCGATGATCAGCCCGATCAACCTGATCACCATTGGCACCATCGCGGCGGGCGCCGCGCTGACGAACTGGCTGACATCAGGCTCTCGTGAAGCCCAGACGTTGGCCGATGATCTCGATGATCTCCGTGCTGCGGTCGAGGCTTACACGGATGCGTCTGAACTGGCCTCCGCCTCGACGGATGAGCTGCGCGACCGCTTCGGCAAGGCTGCGGGTCAGGTGCGCAGCACCCTGTTGCTGCTAGAGGAAATTGCCCGCTCTGACGCTCAGCGGGCAATCGATGGCGTCAACCAATCCTTGGCCGATCTGTTCGGCATCGCAGGGGACGGCGACCGCAGGAGCGGGATCGCCGACTTCTTCGATGTCAACATCGGGTTGGCCTTTACGGATGCGCAGCGTGAGGCGCGTGCCGAAGCGCGCGCGATGACCGCAGAGTTCGTGCGCCAGCAAGATGCGCTGGCGGCCGCCAAAGGCGATCTGGAGGCGCAGATCGTGGCTATGCAGGGCCTGCTCGATGTCACCCGCCAATTGGCGGCAGCGGACGGGGAGATCACTGCCGAGGAAGACGAGCAGATCCGCCTGATGGCAGAAGCCCTGCTGGCCATGCAGGAGCAATCCGGCGAGGCCGGGCGTTTGGCGACCTCTCTTGATGGTGCGCGTGCCATTGCCGAAAGGCTGGTCGGCTCCATAGACAGCATCGATTTTTCGTCAGGTATAGGCGGCGCGAATGTGCTGGTCGCGCGGCTTGAGCGCGGCTGGCAACTGGCTGTGGGCATCGCGCAAGAGATGTCGAAGAAGGAGAAGGCGCTCGCCTCTTTGGAATATGCCGATCTGGCTGCCGGAGCCGCGGCCTATGGCGGTGCGCAAACCTCGATGCGCAACCAGACCAGCCTGCAGACCTATGCTCCCGATGGCCGGCTGCCCTCGCTGCCGAAAGCGGCAGAGGGCCGAGCGAGTGGTCGCAAGGCGGCAGCGGCAGCGGCGCGGGAAGAAGCAGATGCGGTCGCCGATCTCATCGCACAGCTTCAACTCGACCTTGACCTCGCGCGCGAACACGACCCTGCCCAGAAGGAGATGATCCGCAATCGCGAGGTGCTGGCCAGCGCGACAGCCGCCGAGCGGGCCGAGATCGAGCAGCTCATCACCTTGCGCGAAGAAGAGGCTGCAGCACAGCAGCGGCTCGAAGAGACCCGTGACATGACTGGCGACACCGTCCGCGACTTCTTTGACGCCTGGCGCGAGGGCGGGGATGCCGGGGTCGCGGCGCTTCAGCGTCTGGAGGACAAGCTCTGGGATGTCGCCATGCAGGCGTTGATCTTTGGCGAGGGACCGCTCGGCATGCTGTTCGGCGGCGGGCTGATGGGTCTGTTCGGGTTCAAGGGCGGCGGCGAGATCCCGGGCTATGACAGTGGAGGCATGATTTACGGCCACGGTGGCCCGAAGGATGACCGCATCCTGATGATGACCAGCAAAGGCCCGATCAAGGGCAGCGCGGGCGAGTTCATGGTCAATGCCGAGGCCACCGCCAAATACCGCCCGCTGCTGGAGGCGATCAACTCCGGAGCACCGCTGCCCGGCTTTGCCCAGGGCGGTGCCATATCCAGTGGCGGCGGTTGGTCCATGGCCGCGCCGGTCTTCCAGTTCATCGACCAATCCAAAGGTGTCCAGATCGAGACCCGCGAAGAACGCACGCCCGAAGGCGGACGCCTGTTCAAGTTCGTCATCGCTGATCAGGTGGCCGATGCCATGACGCGCCCGGGCAGTTCGGCAAACCGAGCACTCCGACAGCGTGGGGTGCGCCCCCCGATGGTGCTGCGATGACGGTCGCAGTCTGGCCCTCCGATCTGCCGCGCCCGTTGCGCTCCGGCTGGCAGCGGCAGGCTATGGACCCGCGCCGCGCGCGGATCAACGAGACGGGGCCTGTCAGCCTGTCGCGCCGCTACAGCTCGGTCTCGGAGCTGGTCACCCTGACGATGCGGCTGGACAGGATCCAGCGCGACATCTTTGACCGGTTCGTGGCGCTGACACTGGCCCATGGCTCGTTGCCGTTCTGGATGCCGGATCCGTCCACTGACGGCTGGCCTTTGTTGACACCGGACGGCGTGCCTCTGCTGACACCGGAAGGTGTTCCGCTGCTGGCGACACGCCAATGGCTGTGCCAGATGGGCGACGAAATGCCTGTTGAAGGCCCTGTTCAAGGCGTGCATTTCAACGTCGCCTTTGCCGTGCGGGTGCTGCCATGAATTGGGTCAGCCTGAATGCCCGGCAGGCCAATGACGCGGCTCAGAGCGACGAGGTCGCACTGGTGCTCGTGCAGATCGAGCATCCGTCGCTGGTCGCGCCGATCCGCCTGTCCAGCGACAACACCGAGCGCCTCTCGGTCGAGCCGATCACCTACGGCACACGCTCTGCCTGGAACGGCGCAAATCCTCTGACCGAACCCTATCTCTTCGTGGGGATGGAGATCGAGCTGCCCGGCGACGCCGAGGATGCCCCGCCGGCGGCGCGGATGCGCTTTGCCAATATCGATCCGGGATTGGTCCCGATGATCCGGTCCGTCAATCTGCAGGCATCGGTACATATCGCCGTCATGTTGGCGTCGGACCCCGATACGCCCGATGGGGTCGAGTATCGCGACTTGCGCCTGATCGACGCGTCCTACGACGCGGCCGCGATCGAGATCGTCATGACACGTCGCCCGATCGAGGACGGCATGTTCCCATTTGCGCGCATGACCAAGCAGCGATTTCCGGGGCTGTTCGCATGAGCTGGGCGGTCAACTATCTGGGTATTCCCCACGCGCCGCTGGGCCGGGTCGGGAACCTGCTGGATTGCTGGGGGCTGCTGGCGCGAGTATACCGCGACGAGCTCGGCATCGCGCTGCCGCCGTATCATGGCGTGCATCCTTGCCAGACCGAGCGGGCCGAGGTCGCGGCGCTGCTTCAGGCGGGCGCGACGCATGCGCCTTGGCGCGCTGTCGACGAAATCCGGGCCTTCGATGCGCTGCTGTTTCGCCAAGGGCGACATGCGACCCATGTGGCCGTGGCCTTGGATGCCCGGCGCATGCTGCACAGCGCAGCGGGCGGGGCCGTGATCGTGGACCGCTGCGCCGCGCCCTGGGGGCCGCGTTTTGTGGGCGCCTATCGGCACGAGGCCGTCGCATGACCGTGCCTGTCACCTACATCCCGCATCTGCGGCCCGAGCACTGCACGCGGAGCTTCGAGCTGGCACCGACCATGTCGATCGAGGAGATCGTCGCCCAGGTCCTGCCCGGTCTGCCGCGGGCCGACCGCGCTCGCGTCCGCGTGCTGCTTTGCTACCGCGACCAGGTCTCTGCAATACCGCCGCACATGTGGTCGCGGGTTTGGCCGCATCCGGGGGTTCACGTGCTGATCCGGGTGGTGCCGGGTGACCCTGTCAGCACGATTTTTCAGCTCGCGCTCGCTGTCACGAATTCGATCGGTTGGGCGATTGCTGGTCCGGGTGGCCTGTCGTCGTTTTGGACGACGGCGGTCTTTGCTGGCTCTGTCGCTGCCATTGGCGGGATCGGCATGGCGGCTCTGTCCGCCTTGACGCCGTCCTTCGATCTGCCGGGAGCGGGCAAGAAGCGGAAGGAACAGCACGAGATCAGCGGTTGGCGCAATGAGATGCGCCCCGACGAGGTCATCCCGGATTTGCGTGGCTCGATCCGCTATGCCCCGATCTTCGCGGCGCGGCCCTATGCCGAGGTGCAAGCGGGCGATCAATATGTGCGCGCGTTGTTCACGGCAGGCTACGGCCCGGTCAAGTTTGAGGACATCCGGATCGGCGACACGCCGATCGAGGAATTCGAAGACGTCGAGATCGAGATCCGCGAAGGACGCGACACGGACGCAGACATCACCCTCTACCCCTATCAGGTCTACGAGGAGGCCATCGGTGCAGAGCTGACACGCCCGTATCCCGTCGATGCGGCGGGTGACAGGATCAAAGGCGAGCCTTCGATCGAGACACCGGTCATCAAGCGCAGCGCCAAAAATGCCGATGCGCTGGCGATCATCCTGTCGTTCCCGGAAGGCTTGGCGCAGGTCAACGATGACGGCGACGTGATCCGCCTGAAGCTGGACCTGCGGCTGCGGGCGCGGCCAGCGGGCAGCAGCGATCCGTGGACCGACATCACCGAGTTCAACTTCAACCAGAAGCTCGATCCGGGATCGCTGTTCCAGTTTCGCTGGACGCCGGCGGCTGCCGGGCAATGGGACATCGAACTGACCCGTCTGAGCAATGAGCACCTGAAAGATGACCAGCGGTCGAAATGCGTTCTGGCCGCGCTGCAAACCTTCCGGTACCGAAAGCCCCTGAATTTCGACCAGCCGCTGTCTCTCATTGCTGTCCGGATGCGGGCGAGCAAGCAGCTCGCGGGCACGCTCGACAGCCTGAACGCTCAGATCACCCGCTACGCGCCCGACTGGGACGGCGCGACATGGGCCGAGGACCTGCCGGACAACCCTGCCTCACATTTCGTGGGTGTGCTGCAGGCGGCGGGAAATGCTTGGCCGGTTGGCGCGGGGGGCATCGATTGGGACGCGGTGCAGGATTGGCATGCCTACTGCGTCACCAACGGCCTGACCTACAACCGCATCCACGAGCAGGGCGATAGCCTGGGCGAGGTGCTGGCCGCGATCTGTGCCGCCGGTCGCGCCAGCCCGCGCATGAACGGGGCGCTTTGGTCTGTGGTGATCGACCGCGCACAAGACCCCGTGGCGCATATCGGCCCGCGAAACAGCCGCGCCTTCCAAGGTGCGCGCAGCTATATCGAGCCCCCCGATGCCATCCGGGTGCGGTTTTCGGATGCGACCAACGACTACCAGCAGGGCGAAATGCTCGTGCCGTGGATCGACCTGCCGGATGGTGCGCCGATCGACCTGACCGAAGAGCGCAGTCTGCCCGGCAAGACCGACCCGGCAGAGATCGAACTCGAGATCATCCGGATGATGCACGAGGCCAACCTGCGCCGGGATCGCTGGACCGTCATTCAGGACGGGCTTCTGCGCACCGTCACGCGTGGCGACACGGTTCTTCTGTCCCACTTCGTTCTCGATGAGCGGCAGATTGCTGCGCGGGTCAGCAGGGTCGACGGGGATCTGATCGTGTTGGACGAGCAGGTTACGATCGAGGGCAGCAGCCGCTACGGCCTCAGCTTCCAACTCGACACCGAGGACACGACCGAGGCCGTGGTGGTCGAGGTTACCGGACAGACCGGCGACACCCGGCTGCTGCGCGTCATCGTCGGCCAGGACCGCCCGGAGCCGGGCCAGTTGGTCTGGTTCGGCGGGCTGGGCGAGGAGACCGAGCGCGCCCGCGTGGTCCAGATCGATCCCGCCGAGGACATGGCTTTCCAGATCACGCTGGTCAACGACGCGCCCGAACTCGACGCGCTGGCCGCAGCGCATGCCGTCACCGACTGGTCGCCTGCCATCGGTGTGCCTTCTGCCTCGATCTCGCTGCCAGGCGTGCCGGAGTTTGCCGGGATCGGGATATCCGAGCAGTTCGATCTGCTCGTCTCGGCGCGGGTCACGGGCAGCGCCGCCGCCTATGTCGGTGAGATCATCGTCGAACATCGCCAGTCCGGTGCTTCGACGTGGGAGGAAGCGGCAATTCCCGGGGCCGAGGGCACTGTCGCGCTGGCCTATGATGATGGGGACGTGATCGAGCTGCGCCTGACCGCGTACAACCTCGACGGCCTGCCGGGCGCCACCAGTGCCGCGCTGGAATATACCGTCGATTATGCAGCACCCGTGGCACCGGCTGCGCTGGACGAGGCGTCGATCTCGGTCATCGGAGGCTTGGGGCACACGGCCATCACCCTGACCGCGACCGATGTGAACACCACGCATGTCACGATCTGCCGGGTGCCGGATGGCGAGACCTTCGACGCCACGACCCATGCGATCGCCACCATCGCCGTCACACCCGGCATCGCAGTCAGCCTCGCTGATGGTGATCCGACGCGGGTCAACCTGCTCGGCGACCCGGGCTTCGATACCGGCGCCGGATGGACGGCAGGCGGTGGCTGGGCGATCACCGGCGGGCAGGCCATCCACACGATCGGCAGCTCCAGCGATCTGACGCAGGCCGTCAGCCTCATCGAGGGCGACGACTATCGCATCTTCGCCGAACTCGGCAGCGCCACGGCGGGCACCGTGACGCCAAGCCTGACCGGCGGCACGCCCGTCACAGGCACAGCCATCTCTGCCAACGGCACGACCTCGGTCGAGGTCACCGCAGCCACCGGAAACGACACGCTCGTTCTGACCGCATCGTCGGATTTCGACGGGGCGCTGGACGCTGTGGGGGCCTTCCTCCTGACCGCCGCCTGCGCGCCGGCCGGGGCTTTCGACTACCATTTCATTCCCCTCAATGGCGCGACGGTCGGACCGTCTTCAAGCGCCTTTGCAACGACCATAAAATGAGGTTGAAACCATGAGCGGACAACGCACCGATCTACTGCAGAGCACCACGTTGGCCGACGGCTATCTCGTTCAGCGGGACGGCAGTCTGCTGTTTCAGACGGCTTACCACGCCGCACTTCAGGTGGCCGCGTCCGAGGCGCTGAGCGGGCTGTTTGCGGGTCTCAGCTACCAGGGCACATGGGACCCGGGCAGCGGAGCCTTTCCGACCTCGACCACGGCGGGCGAGTTCTGGGAGGCCAGCGGCCCGGGTACGATCGACGGCGTGACCTTTGCCGCGCGCGACCAGATCGTCGCCATGGTCGACGGGGCCAGCACCACGACCTATGCGGGCAACTGGGTGTATCGTCAGGCCACGGCAACACTGGCCGAGGTTGCCGTCGCCCAGACGGCGGCAGAGGCCGCACAGGCCGCAGCCGAGACCGCACAGGGCATGTCTGAGGACGCGCGGGATGCGGCGGCAGGATCGGCCACGGCGGCTTCCGAGGACGCGGATGAGGCCAGTGCGGCGGCGCTCTCCGCGTCATCCAGCGCCACGTCCGCCGCGTCGAGCGCCTCGTCTGCTGCAACGAATGCAGCTACCACCGCAGCAGACCGAAGCGCCGTGGAAACGCTCGCCGCTGGCGCAAATGCTGACTACGTCGTCGCCTCCTACGCGGCGCTTCCCGGGTCACCTGCCGCTGGCGAGGTTGCGCTGATCATCCGCGACGAGACCGCCGGAGATGTGCCGACATTCCGGGTCTACAACGGGTCAGCCTGGGGCGCTGCCGTGAAGCTGACGCGCAGCTACGCCAGTGTGACCGCCATGGCGGCGACAGCTGGCCAGTCCGGCGAGGTTCGCGTGGTGACGGACGCGCTCAAAGGCGGGCATTTCGAATGGCTCGCGGGCAATCAGTCGAGCAAAGTCGCCGCTGATCCGCAGGGCGGCGTCAGGATCCCGCCCGCCAGCGATCTGACAGGTGCGAGCGGCTGTTGGGAGCGGATCCACTTCGGGGTCATTCACGCCGAGTGGTTCGGGGCGACAGCGGGCGCCGACGACACGACGGCGTGTCAGGCGTGCTGGGAATACCTCGTGTCTCAACAGGACGCCTGGGCATGGGAACTGCGCGGCTGGTACAAGACGCGCGGGTTCGGCGACAAGAACTACAAGGAGACCTACGCAACCAAGGCCGATGCGGATGCCGGGCTGGCCGTGCTGTCGGACTATGACGTGATCCGGGTTGCGGCGGATGAGACGCAACTGGACAACGAAGGCGACCCGACGGTCGGCACACTCTATCGCGTGATCGCAGGGGCCTATGTCAGCATCAGCAAGAACGGTTTGAACGGCAAGGCGATCCACGGCCTACGCGGCGCGAGCAAAAAGCATACCGGCTTCCAGCTGCTGGGCGGGATGCCGAGCTGGATGCACTTGATCGCGGCCAGCACCAGCCAGGGCGGCGTTGTCGGAGTCTATTTCGACGGCAACAACCCGTCGACCCAATGGGGCGGGGCGCAGAACAACCCGCTGACGGCTACGCTCGTCTATTTCGAGGGGTACGGTCTGACTTGGGGTGACAACACGGTCCGTTTCTCCGGCGGCGACGGTGCGAACTTCAAGGGCATCGTCGGCAATTTCGAGATCAGCGGCGGTGACTGCTGCTTCAACTATAATGTCGGACGGGGCCTGACGGTCGGGCGGATGTCGGGGCTGAACACGACGCGGCTTTGGGTCGAGGGCAATGACGGTGGCGACATCCTGTTGTCGGCGCCGATCCTTTCGACCGACGCTGACCTGACCACCAGCCAGAGTTATCAGAACAACTCCTGCGTGGTCATCGAGAACATCTATTCCGAGAACAACCTCGACGTGCCGCTGCTCGAAGTGCAGGGCGGGCATTTTGCCCCGCGCATCGGCCACATCGCACAGTGGGGCTCCGGACCAGGTGTGGGGCGCACGACCGTCTATCTCAAGAACAACAGCGCGACGGCTGACAGTGTCTACCAAGGCTGCATGGGTGGGGTGTTCGATCTCGGCGGTGTGGATGGTGCCAAGATCATCTGCGAGAGCGAGAGCCGGAACAACACCTTCATCCGGTCCTCCCAGAAGTGGGCTCAGAATGACGTGAGCCCATGGTCCTTCCGCGACAGCGGGCGCGACAACCAGGTGCGCTGGCGCACGCTGGACGCCGCCGCCTTCACGCCCGGGAAAGTCGTCGGTGAAAACGCCTCTATCATCGGCAAATCGACCAATTTCGTGGACGAGAGAGCCGGAGCGACTGGCACCGCAACAAACATGGTCGGGGGGATATTCCATCCGGTGCTCGACTATCATCCGGACTTCACGACGGGTCCGGGCTTTGTGCGCCTGTCGAACTTCGACACGTCGGATGGCGGGACCGAGGCGCGGATTTACTGCCGCCTGGATGCCGCGCTGGGGGCCTCGGCCGAGACCTTCTGGCTTTGGCTCGCGATCCGTGCAGAAGCACATCAATTCGTCCGTCTCACCCTGTGGGACACGATCAACAACGAGTATTACAACTGGGACAGCGAGACCTGGACGGCCTTGGGCTCGGTGGACGATTGGGGCCGGTTCCGGCTGATCACGGCGGATCCGCGCAGCCTCTATTATCAGTTCAAGGTCGTGCAAGATGGCAGCGTCGCGCGAAACCTGCGCGCTCAGCTCTGGCTGGACGGCGCCGGTACCTGCGACCCGTTCCATGCCGGCATCAGCACCACGAAGGACAGCGCGGTGTTCGCCGTTGTGAACGGTGCGTTCAAGGGCACGCCGGACGCTCCGAAATCCACCGTTGCCAATCTGCCGCCCGCCGCGGCCATGCCCGCTGACACCTCGTGCCTCGTGACCGATGCAACCAGCCCTGCGCTGGGGGCCGCGCCCACTGGTGGGGGATCGACCAAGGTGCGCGTCGTTGCCGACGGGGCCGCAGCCTGGACCATTGGATAAGGAGACGGACATGTCACAGACCCTTACGGACCTGATTGCACAGATGGAAGCGGCCATCGCGCAGGATGACACGCTGCCACATGTAGGCGCGCTGATCGACGCCATTGCGGCGCAGCCTCAGACCGCTCACATGCATCGCGCTTTGAAGTCGCTGACTGAGCTTCAGCGGATCGTGGCACGGCGCAAGGAGATGGTCGAGGCAGGCGATGGCCCGCCGCCAAACCGTCACGGTGTCCCGCTTCCTGAGTGGATCGTGGATCAGGCCGTCGAGACGGCGCTGGAGTACGTGCGCCTCGAAGCCGCCACCTGA